ATTAGCCTACGGTTAGGATAAGTGACCGAATAGGTATTTGCTGCTTGGAAAGGGAAGATATACGAATTGCATCTAAGCATGTAATCTCTTACCCCATAGATCCGACCAAGACCTTGGCTATCTCTGGAAATATCAAAGACGAAGTTTATGATCTTTTGATCTATTGCTTCGACGGAAGTGGGAGAAGTATTATCAATAGAGCGAGTCCCTATGTTTTGCACATATGAACCCATGTTGACTGCTGAAAATCCCGATCCTGTACCTTCGTTGTCATCCACTAAATCTACTTTGAAAGGGGCAATACTCATGCCCGTATGGGTAAGAACGTATGTTTTAGTGGAGGTCTTGATGATGATCTGATTCATCACCTGTGTTACTCCCTCAATCTCCTCATTCGTCGGGAGATCGAGAAAGTATCCTTGCCCTGGGATGGTGTCATTCCAAGCATTTGTGTTAACAGTAGTTATAATCGCAGAGGGATAGGTGAATGGTGTAGTAGCGGCAGAGGCTCTTATTCTATTGCAGTAGTTAGCCGATCCGGCCAGTGTTTCGCCTTCGTAAGTGTTGAAGGCATATAACCTGCCTCTAAAAGGCACTAGAAACTTCGCTTGCCAAAGTCTATTAACTGTGGCCGGAGGATCGGGAGGCGATATCTCGGTTGTGTCTACCGGAGGTGAAAAAGGATACCAGACGGCAGATCCGATGAAGTTAGAATACTGAATCGGAATCCCAAGCGTACCTTGTATGTTTGTGATCCAAAAGAGCTTATTGTTTCCGTTGTCGAAGTAGTAGTTAAGAGGCGACGGCAAGAGAAAATCGCTCAAATTCCACACAGCACCAATAGGATTTTGGATAAAAATACCATCCGCATAGCTGTAGGTGTATTTCGTATCCATGAAGCAGTTTTGAATCAGGTTGTTATTCGCGTATTGATCGAAGATTCCCATTACAGGGAGGCTTGGAAAGTACGAGAAAGTGATTGAGGCCGCTGTTGCTGGTGGGTTTGTAGTTATGAGAGTGACTGATCCCGTTGAGTAGTTTATGGTGCCACTATCTCCAACTACAGAGCTTGATAGATTACCGTTGCCTTGATCGGTGAAAACTTCCGTTCCTACAGTGATGACTACTGAGCCTATGTTTATGGCTGCATTAGGCTCGCCAGTGATAGGAGTTGCAAGTTGTGAATAGATTGTAAACGTCCATGGGGATGCTCCTGAAGTTCCAAGAGATACAGAGGTCAAAGTACGTGATAATCTTCCTATCAGATTCCAGGCTTCACGTCTTCTAACAGTATTGAGATAGGTAAATGCATTTAGTGACTGACTAAAAGCGTCGCTCTGCAATATTTGATTCGGCTGATATTGCACAAGTCCAGTAGCAAACTTATCAATCGTTTCGGGTTGGGCGCTCAATACCAGTATCCTCCATAGGGGTATTGCTGTGATGCATATGGCCCTTGTTGGTTAAAGATCGTGGTATTAGCTTGGCCTATCTCTTCGTTTGCTTGTCTTTCTAATACTCTTCCCTCTGCTGCCTCGAACATTGGGATTAGCTGCATTTTGCGGTCATTATCTCCGATGCGATCCAAAATGTTAATGGATACACCAAGTGAGATGTACCGCTTGAAATTGTTGAGGAAAGGAGCATTTGTGGAATTGAGCATCTGAACCGGTGTCATATAAGCTTCAAGAGAAATCTTATGAGTTTTCATTGGTATAGGTCTGATTACGATCTCGTTATTCCAGTAAAGCAATGCAATCGGTCGGGCGGTTGAGGCTTGAAAGAACTGCACTTGAAGCAACTGATTAGCCGCTGGAGCCGTTGGCCATGTAATATTGACCTCGCCAGTGACATAGTTGATTTGACCTACGATGTTATTGTAAGGAGGATCGGGCAAAGGATTGGGAGCTAGAGGAGATAAAGGCGGGAATGGGGGAATCAAATCTCCGACACTATCACGAGTGACGAGGAGTAGATTTCCGACGAGTTGTTGATTTCCTCCATCATCTGCGCATATAAGCTGATACCCTGTGGTATCGGGTACTGAACAAACGAAAGTAGTCCTACCCACGGGTGATTGAGGGGACGTTGGAATAATGAAGGAAAAGCTTCTATTTGTTCCGTCTCCACTTGCAGGTTGAATATATGTTGGGACATTGGGCCACCATCCATAAAATTGCGTCCTATCTTTGTAGTATGTCATTCGTATGCCACCATCAATGTAAACAGGCTCACGGAAAGACTGAAATTGATTTGTGTCTACTGGATAACGATCAACATATGGAAGCGTATAGATATCGTAAACCGTACGCAACTGATCCAGTTTGATGGATTCGGGGATATTAGCTGTGTAGAAATAGTTTATCTCTTGCTGAATCGTAGATGATGGCAAAATTAAATTAGAAGAAATGCCAATATATTCTCTTGCCTCTGCTTCTATTGCCGAAACCGTGTAATTTGCTGGAGCAATAGCAGTCATTAGATCACATCGTGGACAAAGTGATAGAGTCTCTTCTTAGGTCCATCTTTTTCGATCGGTTTTCCGTTATCATCAAGGCTTCCTTCTCGTTTTTCTACCATCCTATTAGGGTCGTTGACTTCTTTAACCAAACCTTTAGGAACTTTATAGACATGATCGTGGATAAAGTTGAACATATAGATCGGTTCGCCAGCTCCAGCGTAATAGTCTTTAGGCATTGATCCGCCTTTGTAATGGATGAAGCGCACATCGATCAATTCCATATCGTCTTTTAGCTTTTTCTCTAGATCTTCTTTTTTCTTTGGCTCAACGTTTTTGAATCTTTTGGATTTGGGCACTTGATTGATAAGAGTGTGTATGAGCCCGTGCTCAATTCCCTGAGCTGTTACCATTTTATGCATTATAAAATCTCCGATTTCGATTTGTTAAACTTTCCCCTACGTTTCCATAGGGGAAATGTTAAAACTTCTTATTCATATCTGAAAGCTTGCCATTCGATCACATCCCCAATTTGCCCCGCTGGACCATTTGCTCCAGGATACAAATACATCGTGGGCGATGGAAAAGCTGATTGAAAAGGAGCTTGCTGAAAGTTGTATCCATATTGAGTATTTGTGTATACATCGTAGTAAGCTTTCTGTCCATCTGGCGCAATTGTCGCAAAACGAGGGAAAGAAACGGATGAGGCGCTTGATGGCCATGTCCATGTTCCTGCTCCCGAAGTGTTAAGATCGGTCGTAAGTGTATAGGTTCCATATGTCGTGAAAGAACCTACAGCCAAGATTGTTGCCTCTGCGCCTTCGATCGCCGCCATCCCATAATTCGTTGTGTTATTCAGACGAATCTTCATGCCAGGCTGATAATTTGTGATTGAAGACAGGGTAATCACACCATTAAGAGCATTCGAAATGTTTGTGATGATTGCATATTCCGGAAGAACCAATTCAAATGGGCTAATCTTCTGGAAATTGAACGTGGTTGAAGGAGTGAATCCAGTGCTGTTAAGACCTGCTAGAGTAAAGGAAGATCCTGACACAGAAGAGACACTCGCAACTATTCCAGCAATTTGCACCATCCCCGTCATAGCGGTCAATCTAACTCGATCTCCATTACTTAAGCTATTGGATGCCAAAGCTACTGCTGGTCCAGCTGCGGATATGACTGTACCTGATTGAACAGGATATAAAGGAAGACCTGGGCCAGCCGAATAAACGAACCCATTACCATTTGCTGGAATTGCTGATGTAGTAACTGCACCCGTAGCTTGATAAAGCCACTGAACAGCTCCACCTAATGGTGTTTGATCAGCATACCATTCGTATTCAAAACCTACTCCATTAGCTGCTAGAGCTGATTGAGTAAGGTTAAATGTCTTGAAATAGTCGGCCCCGCCAGAAACAGGGATGTATTGACCAGCGCCCGTTGATATAAACGAATCGCCTTGAATTAGTGAAATGCTCATGATTATACCTGCGCTGTTACGTTTAAGCCTGTGATCCAGTTTTGGTTTTGGATCGTTCTAGCGAGAGCGAATTTCGCATACAATCCAGAGTTCTGCGCTACGTTAGATACTACCCAGTCCGGTCTAGTTCCAAGTCTGTGTGTATATCTTGTTTGCTCGATCTTACCGATTGCTTCGATACCATACAGAGGAATTGGATATATATTGTTTCCCTTCTGCGATGCATTAGGGATCACTTGAGCTTTAGAAGAGAGGAATAGTCTGAATCTACCGACAGAACCATATTCTTCCTTCTTAACGCTCTCACCCCTTCCAGGATATCCTGACTTTATGACAAAGTTTTCTGTCAAGTTGATCGCTGGAGTAAGATCCGTGTGGAAAAGACCCAGGTATGAATCCATACGATTTGAAGTAGAGAACTGATTTGTAGCTATCAGGCTTTCTAAAACTGTCTGTGCATCGTTAGTATTGAGAACAGCTTCTTTGTTAAGGAAGTCTTCGTATGACGGATTACTTGGAATATCCCCATTACCCCCCCCGATGGCGTCCGTATAACTGACAGCGGAGGCAAAAAGATCACGCATTAAAATGTCTTCCTTATTTCTCATCCACTGACCCATTAATTGCATGTATTTTGCTAAAGTTCCGCGGTTGGACCAAAGATCGACCTGTTCGTTGACGATGATGGATTTAGCAAAAATTTCCATGTCGGCGTCGATATCGGTACGAATAGGAACTTCAGGCGCGGGATCTATACCCGAACCGTCTAGTTGACCACCGATGAGGGATAAAGGTGAAAATCGAGAAAGACGTGTAGTCTTGCCGATAAATGCTTTCGCATAGTGCTTTTGCGCGCCGAAAGAGTGTATTAAGTTAAACTGCGGCGTAGAAAGGAAAAAGTCCGAGGCTTGAACTGGTAACTCAGGACTATTGTTGTTAATCGTTGTAATGCCGGTCGCTGTTGTCATGGTTATACCAAATGAAATATTTCATCTTAGATACCTGGGGGGCAAGACCCTAATGCCTCGATGGCTAATCTTGGTATCGTTTTCATTCCCTGGCGAGGGGAGGTACAACCAATGTAGAAACAGCTAAAATCTACTTACCACATATTAAAGAATTGGTGATATATTAACAATTTATGTCTAAAACCGGCCTAAGTCCTAAACAAATTTTGTCTATACAAGAATGCGATGCCCGCATGAATTTCTGGATCGGTAGCATACGGGCAGGGAAAACATTTGCTTCCATTTTGGCCTTTATTTATTTTCTTAAGAACGGCCCTCCAGGCGATGCGATGATCATCGGGGTATCGCGTACTACTATTCAGCGTAACATTCTCAAAGAAATGTTCGAGCTAATGGACTTCCCCGAGCCAAATGAAAACCGTATGTACGAAATGGTCTATGGGCGAAGAGTCTACTTCGTCGGTGCAAAAGACGAGCGCGCTGTTTCGGTGATCCAGGGTGCTACTCTTGCTTTAGCTTATGTTGATGAGATCGTAAAGATCCCGAAACAGTTCTTTAAAATGCTGCAGGGTAGATGTTCAGTACCAGGTGCAAAGATCTTCGGGACAGGGAACCCAGAGGGGCCGAGTCACTGGTTCAAGAAGGAGTATCTCGACAATCCTAACCTCGATATGCGCCATTTTAAATTCGTCCTAGATGACAATCCTAGTTTAGACGATAAATACCTTGAAAACATCAAGAAAGAATACACTGGCGTCTGGTATCAGAGACTTATCTTAGGCGAATGGTCGGTAGCAGATGGTTTAGTCTACGATCACTTTAGTGAAGAGAATCTATTTGTAGGTGAGCATTTTCCCCCTGCCTACTATATTTGCGGCATCGACTATGGAACATCCAATGCGACGTGCTGTGTACTGGCTGGTATCTATCCAAAAGGCTTTACAAAGGTGCGCGTAGTCAAGGAATACTACTACGACTCAAGAGTAAAGGGGCGCAGCAAAACAGATTCCGAACTTGCTATCGATATCTATGAAATGCTCAAACGATGCTCTAATTTACGCACTGTGTATGTTGATCCGAGCGCGTTGAGCTTTAAAATAGAGCTTGATCGCAAAGGTCTGCCTGTCGAAGACGCTGATAATGACGTCATCAATGGGATCAAAGTAGTGAGTTCTATGCTCTACAACAAGCAGGTTGTGATCCATAAAGACTGCACAAATTTAATTGACAGCCTTCATTCTTATATATGGGACACAAAAGCCGCTGACAAGGGTGAAGACAAGCCTAAGAAAGAAGGGGATCACGGAGCAGACGCATTACGGTACCTTCTCTATACAGAATTTCCTGATGCCGAGACGAGCGACGATCGCCATAGCTGGACGATAGACAAATGGAGACGTGAAGCGCGTGAATACACAACCGAAGAAATCCTAGACATGAATTTGAGGTGATATGAATAAGATACTCGCTATGGTTGGTCATATGTTTTCAAAGTCTTTGTATTTACCAGACAGAAAAATCAAAATGTCTAAATACAGAAAAAGACGAAAGAAAATGGAAGATATTATGGAGCCTTACCTTTTTAAGGTCGTGATTGACGAGAGTAAATGCAAATGAGTTTACACAAAGGAAACATCCGCGATGTGCTTTTGAGAGTGGCATATCTATATAGAGAAGCGCCAGAGGAGCTTAAAGATGAATATGCGAAGGTTGTAAAGCTTTACATCGCTAAAGCTAATGAGATCCTTGGTAAAGAGAGTGAAACGGAAGTTCCTCCAGAAGCACCACCTCCAGCACAAGCGCCACCGATTCAATCGCAAGTACCAGAAATTGCTAGAGAGCTATGGCAATTGGCTAGAGGCAATCCCGATATCTTCCAAGCTTATGCCCGATCATATCCAAATGATGAGTTGCAAACTGTAGCCAACAATCCTACTCAGCTCAATCAGTTGATGAATCAGATCAATAACACACAGAGCGAAGTAACAGGTGCGCCAATAGATAACATTCCTCCCGCTCCTGCTCGTTCCAGCAACGTATTTGGGTTTCGGTATGACCCTTTAAAACAGAACCTTGCAGTGAGATTCCATGATGGTAGTGTCTATCGTTATTCTCAAGTTCCAAAAGTGATATGGGATATGTTTAAAAATGGAGAAGGAATTTGCAGGACATCGGGATCTAACCATTTCGGGAGATGGTGGAGAGGAAAAACAAATCCATCATACGGAGCTGCTGTTCATCAGCTTTTAATAGCGGGAAAATTCCCCTACCAAAAAATTAGATGAATTGACTTTGGTGCGGCAAAATGCGTATTGACGGACATTCGTACGAAGACATTGCCAAGACATTCAATATATCGTGGTGGCATACTCGTTCGATTTGCAAGAATCGACAATGGAAGCATGTAGCTCTGGGGGAAGAAAGTTCTGTTGTCAAGAGGAAGTATTAACCTTCTTCACATCATCAACCCTTTGCTGTTTCAAAAGCATAATCTCATCAAGAAGCGTTTGCACAAGCTTATTAGTCTTCTGGAACTCTTCGGACGGATCATCTTTTTGGCCAAGCCATTGCTTGCCGAGCCATATAGCCATTGATGAGTTATTTTCTGATTGTCTATATTGATAACGGCGTAAAGATAATTTACCATTTCCATCACATCTTTTCTTTAAATCACAGAAACTTTCTCCAAAATGCTCTCTTAATTTCTTTTCTAATGTTTCTACAGCTACATGGAAAGAGGATGCTATTTCTTGCGCTGTCGCCTGCAAACCAATCCAGTAGATTACTTGATCCATTACGATCTCTTTTTCGGGAAGACCATTTGTAACTGGATGAACTGGGATAGGAGGACGGCCAGGAGGTTTAGAATTTGGCTGACGTGTATATTTTCTTGCCATTAACTATCTTGCTTTTACTTTCTTTTCTGCGAATTTAGCGAGCTTAGTGTTCTTCTCATCTAAGTTCATAGCTTTGGACTGGGCTCGATTTCCACAGCTTATATCATCTACTTCTTTGTATTTGCTTTTCTTCTTCATCGAATTTTTCTTAGGCATTAAAATCCTCACTTGCTAAAAATCAGTTATACGTTCTTTAGGAATTGAAAAAGGAACGCCTTGTACACCCATATAACCTCATTCTTAAAGTTATACGTATGGGTAGGATAAGGCTCAAGGATTTTTTTTAGATTTGTGTTTTAGAAAAAGCTTCCCCTTCTCGTAGATAGTAAGCACAGCTTCGGCGAAATAAAATATTTCCAGTGCGACTACAACGAGAAGGGTAAGCATATACTTAATATCCTGGTACCGGTGCTGTTACCATGGCTAAAACGCAAGGGGGGATACAAATTGGCCCTCCACCACTGGCTAAGCAAACTACACATCCAATTGTACCTAAACCAAAAGCTTCAGCACCTTGAGCTGCATACAAAGATCCAAAAAGCGCTATAGCTGGTAATGCTATGCTTGTGGCTTTACGCAGAATATTTTGCGGCGTGTCAATAC